AGGCCAAGGGAGGAAAACCACGGGAGCGCGGTCTGCGTATCCTTCCATGGGCGGTGTATAAGCATGCGAAAGAGATTCTGCCGGATGTGATTCTGATGGAAAATGTGGAAGAAATACAGCAGTGGGGGCCGCTGGATGAAAAGGGATATCCGATCCCAGAGAAAAAGGGTGAAGATTATCAGAAATTCATCCGGTCGATGAAAAGCCTTGGATACATATTTGACTGCCGGGAGTTGGTAGCTGCCGATTATGGAGCACCGACCACCAGAAAACGATGGTATGCAGTGTTCCGGCGGGATGGAAAAGAGATCCGGTGGCCGGAGCCTACACACAGCAGAGAGAACGCCGGTTTGAAGCGTTGGGAAGAGTGCGGAGATTATATTGATTGGTCAGACCTCGGTACATCAATTTTTGACAGGAAAAAGCCACTGGCCGAAGCTACACAGAAGCGTATAGCCAATGGCATCAAGAAGTATATCATCGATACGCCTGATCCCTATATTGTGAAAGATAAGGATGCACTGGTATTTATCATCCAGTACCACGGAGAGACACGAGACGGAGATTCCAGAGGGCAGCTTCTGACGGAGCCGATCAAAACGATTGATACATCAAACCGTTACGGGCTGGTGACTGCATTCGTTACCAAATATCATAAATCCGGCGTCTGGCAGGGATGTGATGAGCCAATACATCCAATAGATACTTCATCAGGCGATTTTGGGATAACCGCTGCTTTCATCACAAAGTATTATAAATCCGGCATCGGACAGGGATGCGATGAGCCACTGCATACCATAACGACTTCGCCCGGGCATTTTGGGCTGGTGTCTGCGTTTCTGATCAAATACTATGGGGCTGGATGCGGACAGGTGCTCGACCGGCCGTTGGGGACAATTACTACAAAAGACCGGTTCGGACTGGTAAACGTGATTTTAAACATTAAAGGTGAAAAATATATCATCTATGATATTTTTCTTCGGATGTTGAAACCGGAAGAACTGAAGCTGATGCAGGGATTCCCGAAAGACTACATCATCAGCCGAGATTACAACTGGAAAAGTTATCCGGTTGCAAAGCAGGTGGCGCGGATCGGAAACAGCGTGGTGCCGATTATGGCGCAGAAACTGGCAGAGGCCAACTGCCCGTACTTGAAAGTAGGCGAGCGGGTGCCGAATCTGAATATCGATGACAGCCAGGGACAGTTGAGGTTTGCGTAGGAGGTGAAAAAATATGCTGATTCCAACGGTAAAAGCGAAAGAATTTGAAAAATTTGGTTTTAAAAAATGCAAAGGAATATCGAGTGACCTCGAATGCTATTATCTGTGCGTAGCAAGAGGAAAAAAGATGCTTTTTGTGAGTAATGTATACTTTGGGGTAAATGATTGGAGCGATGATGACCCGAGAATTCACGCGAATCCTAATTGCAGGTACAGAAGCGTAAAAACAAGCCTTGATATTATTTACGAGCTGATCAAAGCGGGGATGCTGAAAAGCAGTTTTGAAAAAGAGAAAGAAGGTGATACCGATGGAGAAGAAGGTGCTGGAGCAGTACATAGACGCATGCGAGCTGATCAAAGAGACGGAAAAGGACATTAGACGGCTGAAAAAGAAGCGGCAGACTATTGTGCAGACGAATGTATCCGGGAGCAATCCAGATTTTCCGTACAACCCGCAGCACTTCAAGATTGCGGGAACAGCGTTCACCTATGAGGAGGATGCCCGCCTGCGGCATGAGGAGAAGATTCTGGAAGAGCGCCGGGAGCAGGCGCATCGGCTGAAAGTGGAGGTGGAGCAGTGGATGAACCACATTCCACAGAGGATGCAGCGGATCATCAAGTACAGAGTCTTCGAGGATATGAGCTGGAGCCAGGTGGCGGCAAAGCTCGGAAGAAAAGCCTCTGCAGAGGGAATTCGGAAGGAATTCGACAGATTTATGAAAAAAAATTAAAGTTTGTCCGAAATGTCCACAATGTCCGTTTTCAAAATGTTATAGTGTATCATGGAAGAACGGCAAGAAGGGTTTCATCTTTTCTTTACCTCCTTGTGAATGTATTTTGAGCGGCGGTCAGGTGTCACAGCCTGGCCGCTGATTGGGCGGCATCAGCCCGTGGAAAAAGTCCGAATGATGCACGGTGCAGATTGGTACCCTGCACCTATTGGAACGTAACTCAGTTGGAAGAGCTTTCGGCTTATATCCGAACGGTCATGGGTTCAAGTCCCATCGTTCCAACTCTCCATTGACTGGAGAATCATCCCCCATATACTTTTCAAAACGTCCTGTAGAAATGCAGGGCGTTTTGTAGTATGATGAGAAAAAGGAGGGTGTATTAACTTGGATAATAAACATAATGAATTAATTGCAATTCGTAAAAGCTTCAAGGAGAGAAAAGCGAAAATAGAATCAACAAAGGAAATTTTTATAACAATATTTCTGCCAGTTCAATTGGCATTATGGGCATTATCAAGTGAATCGCAGATGGAAAAATTTATGCCCATAATAATGATCTTTTTCTGCTGCGTTTTTGCAGCCTTGATAAGTAGAATGAATAGATTAATATTCGAAATTGAGCAAGATATAGAAGAAATAAATGAAAACCTAAAAGAGAATTAATATACATTTCAAAAACGAAACGAATGAGAGGTGGTGAGCTGGATGACGAAAGGAAAATATGAATATTGGCTGATGCCGGAAGGCTTGCTGCTACTTGATTTGTAGGTACTGCGGGATGCGCTGATTATATAATTTAATGAAAGCGAGTAGGGTGAAAAAAGGTTAAAGAAGGGAGGTGTGCATAATGCTAAGGCCAAAACAGATAAGGTGCTTGGAATTAATGATAAAAGGCGATATGACGGATAAAAAAATTGCAGAGGCAATTAACATAACACAAAAAACAATATGTGATTGGAAGAAAAATGATGTTGAATTTCAAGAAGAATATAAAAACATGATGCGCAAGTCTTTGCAATATGCAGCACCAAAAGCCTTTAGAAAACAAATGTCCTTACTGGACTCAAACAATGATATGGTGGCTCATCTAGCTGCCAAAGACATAATGGATAGGGCGGGATTTAATCCAATAGAAAAAATGGAACAACAAGTTGATATGGATCTCAACATCACGATTGACTACGGGGAGGACGATTCCGGATGAATATAAACGTCCAGATGAATCCGGGCTTCAAAGAAGTTGACCGTTCCCGGAAAAGATATATCGTTATGAAAGGCTCTGCTGGATCAGGAAAGAGTGTTGATACGGCGCAGAATTATATCCTGCGGCTGATGCAGGATCCGGGAAGAAATCTTCTATGTGTTCGAAAGGCGGACGTGACAAACAGGGATAGCACTTTTGCAGAATTGCAGGGTGCTATTTTTCGTATGTTTGGGGAGCAGTATAAGAGATATTGGCACATCAACAGTTCCAACATGATTATGGAGTGTAAGATCAACCGGAATCAGATCATTTTCCGTGGAGTCAATGATGAGAAACAGCGTGAAAAGCTGAAATCCATTACTTTCAAGCGTGGAAAGTTGACCGATGTGTGGATTGAAGAAGCCACGGAAATTACGCAGGCGGACTTCGAGATCATTGATGACCGTCTCCGTGGTGAACTGCCGGATGGACAGTTCTATCAGATCCGGATGACGTTCAACCCGGTATCGGCGTACCACTGGATTAAGCGTGTGTTCTTTGACCGGTCAGATCCGGATGTTCTGACACATCAGTCAACCTACGAGCAGAACCGCTTTATCGATGATGCCTACCGAAGACGTATGATGCGGCGTAAGGAAGTGGATCCAGAGGGGTATCGGGTATATGGCCTGGGGGAATGGGGCGAGGTCGCCGGACTGATCCTCAAAAACTATGTTGTCGAAGAATTTGACTGTTCACCGGAACGATTCGATTACATGGTCAATGCACAGGATTTCGGATTCAATCACGCCAATTGCATCGGTGAGGTTGGCTTTAAGGATGGTGAGTTGTATCTATGCCGGGAACTGTACGTGTATGAGATGGACACGGACGAGATCATCCGGCTGGCGGAGGGGCAGTTCAACAAGCGCCTGCGCATGTGGTGCGATTCTGCGGAGCCGGACCGTATCAAGATGTGGCAGAAGGCGGGATACCGCGCAAAAGGCGTGCAGAAGGAGCCGAACAGCGTGCATGCCCAGATAGATTACCTGAAACAGCACAGAATCCATATTTACCCGTCCTGCGTCAATACAATAAAAGAAATTCAGCAATGGAAGTGGAAGAAGGATGAGCGTACCAACACTTATCTCGAAGAGCCAGTTCCATTTTTTGATGATGCCATGGCGATGCTTCGATACTCCATTGAGGAAGAACGCAAGGCGAAACCACGGCTGAACAGAAAGGTGAAAGGAGGGATATAGAAGTGCGAACGAATTTGTATAGGCTACCGTCGGAAGAGACGCTGACAGATGCCAAATTGAACGAATTTATCATGCGGCATTCCGGAGAGTGCGCATTTAGATACAGCATGCTGCAGGAGGCCTACGAGACGGATTACCCGATCCTGCATGAGCCGTTAAAGCCCAAGTGGAAGCCGGACAACCGGATCATGGTCAACTTTGCGAAATACATCGTGGATACGATGAACGGCTTCTTCATCGGGCATCCGATCAAACTGCAGGTAGACGATGGAAACGAAGCGGTTGAGAAATATGTTGATTTTCTGGATCAGTATAATGATCAGGACGATAACAATGCCGAACTGTCCAAGATCTGCAGTATCTTCGGCAAAGGCTATGAAATGTATTACGTAGATGAGAACGGAAATATCGGTATCACCTATCTGAGCCCGCTGGATGCATTCATGATCTACGACGATTCCGTGCTGGAAAGGGAACGATATTTCGTGCGGCTGTATTACGATTCGAATCAGATCCTTCATGGAAGCGTATCGGACGAGACGAAGGTCCGCTGGTTTACAATCAAAGGAAAATTACTCTGGGATGCAGACGAGAAGATACACGGCTTCGACGGCGTTCCGGCATCGGAGTACGTAGAAAACAAGGAGCGTATGGGAATCTTCGAGCCGGTCCTTACGATGATTAATGCATACAACAAGGCGATCAGCGAGAAAGCCAATGATGTTGACTATTTCGCGGATGCCTATCTCAAGGTTCTTGGTTCCAAGCTGGAAGAAGACGATGTGGCGCATATCCGGGATGACAGAATCATTAATTTCGACGGGGACACCGAACGGTTGATTGTCGAATTTCTTCAGAAACCGGATGGTGATACCACGCAGGAGCATCTGATCGATCGTCTGGAAAAGCTCATTTTCCATATCAGCATGGTGGCCAATATCTCGGATGAGAATTTTGGCACCAGTTCCGGCATCGCCATGAAATATAAGCTGCAGGCAATGAGTAACTTGGAAAAAACGAAAGAGCGGAAATTTACCAGCGGAATGAACCGGAGGTATCGTCTGATTTTCTCAAATCCGGTCTCAGGAATGAAAAAAGATGACTGGGTGAAGATCCATCCACATTTTACACCAAATTTCCCGGCAAACCTGCAGGAAGAGGCAGAGATCGCGAAGAATCTGGAAGGTGTGGTCAGCCAGGAAACACAGCTCGGGGTGCTGTCTATTGTGGACAATGTACAGGATGAAATCAAGAAAATTGATACCGATCAGAACAAGGTGAGAGCGGATCCAGTGATGAAGCAGATGTTTGGCGGCGGTGGACAGGATGACGAGTAAGGAATACTGGCAGAAACGTGAGACGGAACATGCCAAGAAGAATAAGATGTCTGAGCAGACCTATGCAGAAGAGATCCGGAAGACCTATGCGTATATGGCGGATCAGATTCAGAAGGAAATCGATGGATTTTACGCAAAATACGCCAATGCTGAGAAGATTTCGCTGGCAGAAGCAAAGAGAAGGGTTTCCAAGCTCGATATCGAAGAGTATGGCAGGAAAGCGGCGAAATACGTCAAAGAAAAAGATTTTTCCGACCAGGCGAATGAAGAGATGCGGCTGTACAATGCAACCATGAAGATCAACCGTCTGGAACTGCTGAAAGCCAATATCGGGCTGGAAATGGTATCCGGTTTCGATGAACTGCAGAAATATTTTGACAAGACGCTGACACAGCAGACAATAGAAGAATTTCGCAGGCAGGCGGGGATTCTTGGCAATTCCGTGCAGGAAAATGGGAAAATGGCGCGGGCAATTGTCGATGCGTCATTCCATAACGCCACTTATTCCGATCGAATCTGGATGTATCAGGATATGCTGAAAGCAGAGCTGGACAAGCTGCTGAAAACAGGGCTAATCCAGGGCAAGAACCCGCGGGAGCTTGCGGTGCACCTGCAGAAACGCTTCGGTGCAAGCCGGGAGGATGCAGAGCGGCTCATGGTCACGGAGCTTGCCAGAGTCCAGACAGAAGCGCAGAAGCAGTCCTATATTCGAAATGGATTCGAAGAATATACATACGTTGCCTGCGGGAATGCAGATGTCTGCGAGCGGTGCCAGGTGTTGGATGGTAAGCATTTCAAAGTGCAGGATATGATGCCGGGGACGAACGCGCCGCCGATGCATCCGCGGTGTCACTGCTCCACGGCAGCCTATGAAGACAGTGCAGAATATGAGAAATGGTTGGACTTTCTGGAACAGGGTGGTACCACAGAAGAATGGGAAGCATCGAAAAACAGAAAGGCAAGATATAAAGACAACGAAGGAATATTCCAAACATTGGATGGCAGATCAAAGGGGCGAGACGTTATCAAACCTCGAAATATCATGAAAGAAATGAAAAAGTCCAGCATCGGAACGGAAATGTTGGAATATCTTCAGGAAAATGATATTCAAATAAAGGTATGGTACGGAGTTGATGTTGATGAAGGACTGGACGGACTTTTCGAAGATGGAGAAATCAACATTTATGCTGATAATACCAAAACGGTTCGTGAAACGGCTATTACGGTGATTCACGAGGCCACGCATGCCAAAATCAACAAGCCAAATACCAAAAGTCAAGAACTGCAATGCTATGTGAACGAGTACAGGCATCAAAACATTGAATTGACAGAGAAAGTGCTCCAGGATATAATTAATCATATAAATGATAAATATCCGAATCTGAAATGGGAGTGATTGTTTATGACGAATACTCTGAATATTCCGCCTCATGAGAGAGTAAAGCTCTTGAGGAAAGGCGAAAAAGTTTTGTGCAAAAAATGTAAAACAGGAATCATGATTCCTGTTGGCGACCGTGAAAAAACCAATACTTTTTACTGTGATTCTTGCAAGAATCAGTTAATTATCAACTGATGATAAGGAGACGGTGCAAATGGCTCAGAATGATTACTTTGTGATCGTATATCAGGTACTGAAATATCTGTATGAATGTTTGAAAAAGGGTGAAAAACCAGAAGCGTGTTACCTTACGGCATCAGCCTATAATATTCCCGAAAATTATTGGCAGTATATCATTTTAAGCTTGATTACAGAAGGGTATGTAAAAGGTATTGCCGTCAATCATACGAAAGATGGCGTTCTTTTAGGCGATCTGCCCGATACCATTATCACGCCGAAAGGTATTTCCTATCTGTTCGAAAATTCGTTGCTTGAAAAGGCAAAAAGGACGTTGAAGGACGTAAAAGAGATGGTCCCGTTCGTATAAAACTGTTTAAGGAGCAAAAACGATAATGGCAAAGAATGACATGGAAGTAATCATGTATAAAATACTGAGATATCTGTACGAATGCATGAAACTCGGCGTAGAACCGGAACTCGAACAGTTTGCCTGGAATTCAAAATTATTTGATATTCCGCAAAGCTATTGGTGCAAGATCATTGTAACACTTGTAAGGAAGGGATATATTACAGGGTTTGCAGTCATTGACAAAACAAAAGACGCGCCAATGCTCCAAACAGACAGACCATTTGAGATTACGTTTGAGGGCGTACAGTTCCTGGAAGAAAACAGCCGTATGCAGAAAGCAAAAGAATATTGTGCCGAAACATTCAACGTGATCTTGTCTGCATTACTTGGCGCAATTATTTCATAGTTACCACCAGTCGAGAGACCGGTGGTATTTTTATACACATTTTTAAGAAAGGACAAGGTGAAATATGATTATCACAGGAATGGCTCACTTCGAGAGTGTAGCACAGAAGAAACTCGTTGAATGGTACCACAAGAACAGACCGGAGGTTCAGATCGACCTTGGAAATGTATTCGTGGTATGGTCATGCAAAACACTTCAGAATTACAAGTGCCTTGCATCTACGACTATCAGCGGAGATGGCATCTATGCTGAGTACACCTATAACGGGGACAAGCAGGAACTCTACGAAGATGTATACGGTAAAATAACTAATACATGCCATACAGAAGAATAGGAGGTAGTGAATTATGAAATTCAAAGAAGCATTTAAAGAAATGAAATCTGGACTCGCGGTAAAATTACCGTCATGGGCTGGATACTGGTGTTGGGATGAAGAAGCTCAGACGATTCTCATGTACACCAAAGATGGCGGCTGTCTGGACATTAGAGAAACACAGAGAGTGGAGTATACGCTTCAGAACATTCTTTCAGATGAGTGGATTTATGCTGATGGTCGAAACTGTCCGATTCTTGGCGGAGAGGCAACCTTTTCATTTGGAGAAGCAATTAAATATCTGAAACGCGGCATGAAGGTTACAAGAAAAGGATGGAATGGCAAAAAGCAGTACATTCAGCTCGCCACTGGGATTTCTTATAAGACGCCGGATGGGGAGATCGTGAATTGCGAGCATGATGCTATCGGAAACATGGCTATCGCATTTGTCGGAACATCAGGAGTACAGATGGGATGGCTCGCAAGTCAGGCAGATATGCTTGCGGATGATTGGGTGTTTGCAGATTAGGATGATTAATCATGAAAAAATTGTTTATTTCACAGCCAATGAAAGGAAAGTCTGATGAAGACATCCTGGCAGAACGCCAGAAAGCAATCAAAAGCGCAGAGGAGAAGATCGGAGAGCCAGTAGAGGTTATTGATTCTTTCTTCCAGGAAGCTCCGGTGGACGCAAAGCCACTCTGGTTCCTTGGAAAATCCCTGGAACTTCTGGCTGGTGCTGACATTGCCTACTTTGCGAAAGGCTGGCAGGATGCCAGAGGGTGCAAGATCGAAAATACATGTGCTATTGAGTACGGTATTCCGGTCATTGAAGATTACACAGCAGAGTAGAAAAGCGGTGATCCATACATCTCCCACCGGCAGGGAACAGCCGGAATGAAAGGATGTGATGACTGTTGATTGATGTAACGGTAAGAAAATACCGATTGACTGTGTCCGGTCATGCAATGTACGCACCGCATGGGCAGGATATTGTCTGTGCGGGCGTTTCCAGCCTTGTGCGGACGCTGATCCACTCGATTGAGGATCTGACAGGGGATGAAATAGAATACGAAGTATCGCCCGGATGGGTTGATATACAGTATGGGAATCTATCAGAGAGAGCAAGAACTCTGGTGGATTCCTTTTTTGTCGGCATCTGTCTGATGGTCGATGAATTTCCGGAGCATGTCCGGATCGTGTAACCGATGTGACCGAAATGTCGTTAAACTATGATTCCGGAGCAACGGCACGGGGCTATTACAGAACGGGACGGGGCAGAAAGGACAGAAAAATAATGAAGCGCAAAAACAACCATTATCATTGGAGAATCCCGATGATCAACCTGCAGGTATTTGCAGACGGCGAAGGAGACGGCAGCGGAGCCGGAGACGGAAACGAGGACGGAGCTGGAGCAGGTTCTGGAGATAGCGGCAATGAGATGTCGTTTGATGATTTTCTGGGGCAGGCAGAGAATCGCGCGGAGTTCGACCGCAGAGTGCAGAAAGCGGTAAATACAGCAGTGACCAAAGCGCAGGAAAAGTGGCAGGCACTGACTGATGATAAGCTTTCAGAGGCGGAAAAGCTGGCGAAGATGACAAAGGAAGAGAAAGCGGAGTATAAAAACCGGAAGTTGGAAAAGGAACTGGCAGATCTGAAACGGCAGAATTCGCTCTCGGAAATGTCAAAGACGGCCAGAAAGATGCTGGCAGATGAAGAAATCAACATCCCGGATGAACTTCTGGCACATCTGGTATCGGAAAGCGCTGAGGATACCAAGACGGCAGTCGAAGCTTTCACAAAGATGTACAAGGATGCAGTACAGGCTGCCGTAAAAGATGCCCTGAAAGGAAATGCCCCAAAGGGCGGATCCGGCGGAAAAGGCGCTGTGACAAAAGAACAGATTCTTGCAGTCAGCAACCCAATTGAACGGCAGCGGCTGATTGCGGAAAATATTGCATTATTTCAGTAGGAGGAAAACAGCATGCATAGAATTGGAAAATTAGGGCTGCAGGTATTTGCGGCACCGGATAACATGACAGGTCAGGAACAGATCCAGGTAAAAGCCCGCGAGATTGATTTCGTAACATCTTTCGGCAAAAACATTCAGGCGCTGCTTGACGTCCTGGGCATTATCCGAATGATCAAGAAAGATAACAACACCGTTTTAAATACAAAAAAGGTGACAGGAAACCTGCAGTCCGGTGAGGTCGCAGAGGGCGAAGAGATCCCGTACTCCCAGTACGCTGTGGAAGAAATTCCGTTTGATACTATTAAAATCAGCAAGTATCGTAAGGGAGTAACCCTGGAGGCAATCGCGGAAAAGGGATATGATGCCGCAGTACAGGATACCGACGAAGAGTTCAAAACCGATCTGCAGAACGTTGTCATGGATAAGCTGTACGCACAGCTGAAAGCAGGTTCTCTGACTGGCCATGAAAGCACTTGGCAGATGGCGGTTGCTATGGCAATCGGAAAGGTTAAAGATAAGTTCAAAAAGATGAGAAGAACGGCTACCGGCGTAGCAGTATGGGTAAATACACTGGATGTGTATAAATATGTCGGTGCCGCGGATATCTCCCTGCAGACAGCGTTCGGCTTTGAGTACATGAAGAAATTCCTTGGCGCTGATGTTGTCTTCGTAAGCTCTGAAATCCCGGAAAACGTCGTCATTGCTACTCCACTCAACAACATCATCGGATATTACATCGATCCGGGCGATTCTGAGTTCGTAAAAGCTGGCCTCAGATATACAACGGACCCGACTACTCATTTTATCGGTTTCCATGCACAGGGTACCTACGAGAGAGCAATTTCGGATCTGTACGCTATTATGGGTCTGCGCTTATTCTGTGAGTACCTGGATGCCATCGCCTACATCTCCGTTGGTGGCGCGGATACACAGACTCTTGGAAAACTGACCGTAACGGCGACAGAAGGATCTGAAACGGGAAAAACAAAGATCTCCGTAAAAGAGCAGCTGATGTCTATGAAAAACTGCTGGAAGTACAAAGATGCGGCATCCGCGACTGCCGTGAAATACGGCGATGACGTGAAAAACTGGAGCAAATGGGATGGAGAATCCGAAATCGCATCTACAGCAACCCATCACATCACGCTGGTTGAGTGTGATCAGAACTATAAAGCAGTCCGTTCCGGCGATGTAACAGTAGCTGTGAAGAGCTGAGAAGGAGGAACCTATGTACAGGGTGATTGAATACTTTACGGATCTTCATGACGATGACCATGAGTACCGAGAGGGTGATGTTTTCCCACGCGAGGGAATCAAGGTATCGAAAGAGCGTCTGGAAGAGCTTGCTTCGGATAAAAACCTGCGTGGAACCCCGGTGATCGAACTGGTAAAAGAACCAGAGAAGTAGGAGGCAGCCTATGATCGAAGATCTGAAACTGCTTCTTGGGATGGAAGATACAGACAAAAAGACAGAACAGCAGTTACAGCTGATTCTGAATGCCACGAAACAGCGGCTGAAATTTCTTCTTGGCGGTCTGGAGCCGCCGGAAGAAATGGAATACATCATATTGGATGTTTCAGTCATTCGATTCAACCGAATCGGATCAGAAGGGCTCTCCTCTCACAGTGTTGAGGGCGAGAGCCTTTCCTGGTCTGAAAATGATTTTGCCGGGTACATGGATGATATTCAGTCTTATCTGGACAGCCAGCGGGAGGCAAGGAAGGGAAAGGTGAAGTTTCTGTGAGATACGATACGCCAATTTTCTTCCGGCGAGTCCTGCCGGGTGAGTATGATCCAACGACTGGAAACTATGCCGACGATCAGGTAACAGAGGTGCGGAAAATGGCATCTGTGATGGATACGCGGGCGGAAATCATGCGGATCGTATACGGCGGGATCCGTCAGGGCAGCGTGACAGTGCAGCTCCAGAACCATTATCAGAAGCCGTTTGACAGGATCCGGATTGGAAACACGACCTACAAAGTGGACTATACGCGGAAATTACGTGTGAAACAGACTTTTATTTTATCGGAGGTGGTTTGATGCCGAAAATCAAGCTGGAAGGAATGGAGAAGCTGCAGGTCAAATTGAAGAAAAATGTGCAAATGAACGATGTTAAGCGGATTGTGAAAAGTAATGGGGCAGCCCTGCAGGAGTCGGCGCAGAGAAAGGTACCGGTGGATACTGGTAACTTGAAACGAAGCATTGGACTTGAGATCCGGGATAGCGGTCTTACAGCGGAAGTGGAGCCTACAGCAGAGTATGCGGCATACGTGGAGTATGGAACCCGATATATGAACGCACAGCCGTATATGCGCCCTTCCTATACAGCACAGAAAGAGAAATTCAAATCTGATCTGAAAAAGCTTACGAGGTGACACGATGGATCCACAGCAGGAATTATTCAGTGCATTGCTTCTGGAATTGAAAAAACAGTATCCAGGCAGTGTGTATGACACGTTTTTACCGTCGGAAGGCACACCATATCCGTTTGTCTATCTGGC